CACTCTTTATTCACGGCGCATATTCACCGGCGATTGTACAGAATTATGTAGCCCGACAGAAACTCATTATGACCAAAATCATGAAAGAGCAGCAGGCGGGCGGTCAGTCCCGTATAGACCCCAGGTCATTTCTCATTTTGGATGACTGCCTATATGACGACTCGTGGACACGGGATCTCAATATCAGGTATCTGTTCTTGAACGGTCGGTGGGTCAAAGTGTTTTTCCTGATTACTATGCAATACCCTCTAGGTGTGCCTCCGGTACTACGTACAAATGTGGACTACGTGTTTATCTTGCGCGAACCGTATCTGAATAACCGCAAGCGGATCTACGAAAACTATGGATCTGCCTTTCCGTCATTTGAGTTTTTCTGTCAGGTCATGGACCAGTGTACCCAGAATTACGAGTGTCTTGTTGTAAGCAACAACACACAGAGTAATAAGTTGGAGGACATTATTTTTTGGTACAAGGCGGAAATTCACGGGGAATTTCGTATAGGCCTGCCCGAGTTCTGGGGGCATAGCGCTGCACACTATCGTGACTCGGAGGAGGCCGAAGTAAATAAATACGACCCGTCTGCGGGCGTGAGACTCAAGGGACCGGCGATTCAGGTGCGCAAATCACAATAAATAGTATATGATAGAATAGAATGTTTGGAATAACAAAGACTACCCTTTTTCTTTTGATTGTGGGTATATGCGCGCTACTTCTGGCACAGGCCAGTTTTTTCAAGGAGGGGTTTGAAGCTGGAATGCCCGGCGTAAGATGTGGTGTTGATTTACCTCCGTGCGGCGGTGGCAAAGTATGTATGAATGGATTCTGCCAACGCCCAGAACCTCCTTCGGAAGTTATGCCGAATGAATTGCCCGTTTACCCGTAATTTGATTGGCCCGTAATTGACCGAACCTTTTCTCACATATCATCAGAAGAAATGCGGTTAAATCTAAGTCTAACTTCAGGTTTAGGGCTTGTATTGGCGGTGTCGTTTGTACTTTTTATCATTCTTCAATTGTCAAAGCCGTCTGTTCAGCGGAACTTCGGTAGCTGGAAGGGGGGCTCTGCTAAACTGCCGTGTCTAGCAAACGATGTGTGCCCTAGTGGTCAGAAGTGCTCCGGTGGATTCTGTAGTGAGGGATTCATGGCGCCTGTCAATGTACCAACTGACATGTCATCATGTAGTGCAAAGGAATGCAATGGCATCAATGCCCCTTGCGCAAGAAAGGCCTCACCTTGCGGCGAGGGCACCTTCTGCCAGGGGAATCAATGCGTAAGTATCAATGCTCCGGACCAGGGCGAGGCCTATAAGCAAATTGGAACCCTATTGGATTAAGCCTGCTCTAAGCTGTTGCTAGGCACAGCGGCATTATCCTTCTTCCGCTGAAGTGCCAAATCAGCGGGTCCCTCAAACATAGAACCCCAACCATCTGAGGCGCCCCCGGCAGGCTTAGATGATTCGGATACGGGTGCTGAGTGTTCAGCATCCTGGTCTGTAACAGGCCCGGCGCGCTTGGCGCTCTTCAACATCTCATTGCGCTGATCAGCCATGAACTTCTCGCGGGACTCCTCATTGTTCTTGTAGTTCTTCATCAAGGTGTTGAGCTGGTCCTCGGCGTATTCCTGGTCCTGTACCTGGTGCGGCTTGGGATCCCAAGGCAGCCACTTTCCGACCTCGCCGAGGAAGATGCTGTGGATTGTGTCATTGCGCTGCAGCTTCTTGGACATGGCAACCGCCTCTCCATGGGTGGCAGTAACTCCCCGGACCTTGAGTCCCCGAATGGATGTCCGGAACTCGTTTTTGGCGAAGAAGTCCTCCTCCAACTTGGTCTGGTGCTTGAAGAGGAAGTCCTCGTAGGCCTCCTTTATCGTCGTCTTCTTGATCGCTGCATCATTTGTCTTTACGAACTGCTGGTAAGACTCTAGGAGGCCGCCCATATTTAGACGGGCCTTACGGCAAAGGGCTGCTGCACCGCTGAGATCAGGTCCGGCGTTATCTAGACGCTCGGCCTCCTTTGTCAGATCATCGTTCACTCCCCGGACAAGGGAAACAAGGAAGGACTCCAGATTCTTCATCTTATAATCAACCTCGTACTGCTTCAAAAACTCCCCGAAAAAGAATTGGTCCTTGTTCTCAAGAACGTTTTCCGGGCTGAGAAAGGACAGAAGCACGAACTTCTGGCTGCGAATCTCGGGATCCTCCTCTAAAAAGTCCTCCTTCACGTTACTTCCAGGAGTGGCCATTCAATAATCTGCTATAATGTTTAATCTTAAAGTAAGCAATATACGCAATTAAAAATCTATGGCTCTGGTATAAGGAAAAGATGGACTACTCTATGGGTGACCTCTTAACGTCTCTGCTCAAATATCTGATTGAGGGCCTGGTGGTGGCCTTCGTGGCCCTGCTGGTAATGAACCCCAAGAAGCCTAATTTCGGCGAGCTGATGACCATTGGTGTAGCCGCCTTCGCCACGTTTGCTCTGCTGGACACGGTGTCGCCGACGATTGGTCTAACCGCCCGGCAGGGTGCTGGGTTCGGTGTGGGCGCCAACCTGGTAGGGTTCCCGCGTATGTAAACATACGCGGTGTCTAGTGGCGAAGCCACTTCCCGCGCATGTAAGCACTTTTTAGAAAAAAGTGCGCAAAAACGTGTGCTTTAGCACTTTTTAGAAAAAAGTGCGCAAAAACCTGCTTTGTAGGAAAAAGTGTGCAAAAATATGTGCCTTAGTACTATTTAGAAAAGTGCGCAAAAATCCTGTATAACTTTATAATGAATTCTTCATAAGAACTCATTATAAAAATATCAGAATCCTTACACTAATTCTTCTATAATCCGCACCTTAGTCTTGCTTTTACTCCTCGGTCGCCTCTCATACAATGTATTGTACGATACAAAGGCTTCATCAGGTGGGCTAGTCTCCTCAATACCAGAAGGAAAGCAGCAGTTCAGCAGGCATCGTAAAGTATATGGTACAATTATAAATACGACAAAGAATAATAATAAGCTAATACCCAATGAAAGAAATACGACTTCCATAGGGGCGGGGCATGTCCACATCACAACACAAAGACAGCCTAATACAACAAATATTACTGTAAATACCACAAGTACTGCTATAAATGCGGCAAATAAGGGGTAGTTTTCACAGTCTTTTACATTTTTCTCATGTTCTCTGTTCAGACAAGCCTGCATTCATAGATTGGTACGGTGCTTTTATAAAGCGCCACATCAATTTTTACTGGGGATTGGGTTTACCTTCTTTTTTTGTGTGTAATACGATTAGATTTAGATACTTTTTTGTGTTTTGACGCAGTGCTAGTACCACCCTTCATACCAAGAACCTCAGCAAATGGTCTAGGAGATCCTGGTGCCGGTAGTGCAGAAGGCACTTGTAATGGTGTAGGTACAGGTGGGAGTATAGGTGTAGGTGCTGGTGGTGCAGAAGGGGCTGGTGCTGGCACTGGCACTGGTACTGGTACTGGAGGCACTGTCTCATCCGCCTTACAGAATTTTGAGAAGGTTAAATCCGGATTATTATACCATTCTATTTCCTTTGCATCTAACATTGGCTTCCCATCATAAAAAAACATCGGATAATTCATCCATAGCGAACTTTGATAGGCGTCAACCATAGATTGTGTTATATTTCCAGTATTCCGTGTTTTGCACAAGTTTTTTAAGAAAACAAGATGGGCTGGGAACATATGACAACCATCTTCATAGTTATTGGCCATTAGTTTATCAAAAAATTCACATTTTAAACCAAATAAATCTTTGTCATTTTGTGCAAAGGCTTCCATGATTTTATACACTTGTTCTACCGCTTCAATATGTTCTTTAGAATAAGGATCTAATGGAGGATTTGCTGTAGCGTTTAGCGTATCTAAGGCAGGCCCAGCAATCTTAAAATGGTGTTTCCATGCGAAAAATTCACGCAGTTTTTCTACAAAATGCAATATATAATGATATGGAAAATCAACTCCGCCCGTGCTCAGAACTATAGC